TACAAAACATTGACATATCCGATTTAGAAATAGATAAAGGTGGCCAGGTTAAATACACGATTGAAGTAGATAAAAGAGATGCTCAAGATAGAATATACATGCACGTTTCAGGATTTAATGGAACTACTTCAGTCTTTTCAGGCACTGACATCTTGTCTGAGTCTGGAGTATCATCCGGTTACCAATCTTATAACGGGACTTTCGATTTCAGTGGTGTACTAAACAAAATTACTGTTGAAGTGGGTGGTCGAGATATAAACTTGGCCATTGGACCATTATTTGATGATGTTACCATTAATGTATTTTACAATGTTATCAATACAATCATTACACAACAGATAACTACATTAGAAGAGATATACTATTTAGATATTTTTGATCCCACTGAATTAGATTTTGTAGAAGAAGTATTTGAATTTAATGACGTTATAGTAGATGATGCAGGTGATATAGATTTTGCACCAATAGAATCACAGCCTGAGGAAGTATCATATGAAACTGTAGAGTTAGAAGTACAAGAATTTGAAATGGATTTTGAATTAGATTTACCGGAACCAGAAATTGCTAGTGTTGAAATTGAAGCTGAAATGGAAATGGAATTAGAAATGGAAATGGAAGAATCTATAGAAGTGGTGCAAGTAGAAGAAACAACAGATGAACAACCAACAGAAGAAGAAACAACCGAACCCGATAGCGAAACTACTGAGGAGCCCACTGTGGAAACTGAAGATAGTTCCGAACAAGAAGATATACAACAGGAAGAGACAGAAGAACCTGAAAAACCTGTAAAAGAACCCTCTTCTAAAGAAAAAGCTGCTACAAAAATAGTGAAAAAAATTGATGATAAAGCTAGATATGACGAGTCAAATCAAATGAAAACATTGATTGTCATGCAAATACTTGGTAATACTAAAACATTCTTTGATGCACAATCAACCATTGTTGATACGAATGTCAATGAATATTTAAACAAGACAATAGAGGATCAATATGGTATTCTATTTGACATAGCGCAACAACAAACAATAGATGATATGGTGAACTCACAGTGGCAGAGGTAAATATAGGCGGAATTTCCTTCAAAGGAGGAAAAATGATGGCAATCATCATTGCATTAAGTAGTGCTGTGGGTGTATTGTATGGTGGTTTTGAGGCATTCAAACAATTTCAAGATATGTCTGCAAAGATAGAGGCTTATACCGAACCGGACCTTTCCGGTTTTGATAAAAAGATTTCTATTGTAGAAACAGAAACAAAAGGTGAATTAGATTTAATTAGACAACAAATACAAGGAATGAAGAGTGAATTAGATTTAATACTCGGTGAGATAGAAATAGTAGCCTCCACCGCAAGAGAACTTAAAGACGATCTTAAAACGGATTTACGCAATATGGAGCAAGACGTTCGTCACGTTACCGAAATTGTAAATGACGTGGAAGACAGACAAAAAGAAGATACCAGAGAAGTTATGAATGAATTAAAAATTATTGAAGAAAACCTGGATCTACAAATCAATAAAGCATTAAATAATCCATTGAGTGGATTGTCAGCGAAAGGAAATAAATAATGAATATGGAAAGACTTTTGGCGTCTGTACGTCATAATGAAGGTTACCGCAACAAGGTATACCTAGACACGTTAGGAAAAAGAACTGTGGGAGTAGGACATCTCTGCGTGGAAGATTTTTGGGAAGATGATAAAGAGTATGAAGAATCATTTCTCATGGAGATATTAGAAAAAGATTTAGAAAATGCGATATCAGGTGCAGAAGAATTACTAGGTGAATACACAGTTCATGATCATTGTAAAGAAATATTGGTAGAGATGGTGTTTCAGCTTGGGAAAACAGGCGTTAGTAAGTTCCGCAACATGTGGTCCGCGCTAAAAGATAAGACACCACCAGATTACAAAACAGCAGCGGCTGAGATGCTCGATTCGCGTTGGGCCAAGCAAACCCCCAATCGCGCAAAACGCATGTCAGATACAATGGCCAGCTTAGCATCATAACAATGGCTAGAGGTGTTAGAGGAAAAAGAACAAAGTCTACTCCAAAGAAAGGTGGAGAAATAACTTATGGTATACCTTTTGATTATGGGCAAACACCTTTTATACAATACGATAATAATTTAATACAATCTCAACTTGGTTTACCAGGTATTAAGTTTACCACAAAAAATTTACCAATAACTATTTCCGGTCAAAAAGGATTTTATCCTGGATCTGAAATACAAGACGCTTTTAATTTAAATTTGTATGGAGGCATAGGATCTCTTCCTAGTGGGCAACCTATTAATTTAGGTATGAATGTAGATTTATTAGAAGGAGCAGGTAATTTATTTGCTAATACTCAACTACCTGGGATAGCAGGACTTAGTTTTTCTAGTCCTATGAATGAAGCTAGTCCTAATGTTACAGCGACTCTTTCTAGAGATGAAAATTTTGATATTCCTGGAGTAGGTCAAATGATGAATCAAATTACATTTGGAGATGGAGCACCTACTCTTGATACTAGTGTAAATATTAGACCGATAGAGGGTCTTCTTAGTTTATTTACAGGCTATGATCCAAAGACACCGGGATCTAAACTAGGTTTTGAGATGCCTATGCAACTTGGAGCGAAGATGCAAGATATAAACAATCCTCAATTTTATTTTGGTTTTAACAGTCCTTTTTAAATGCAAATAGTAGAAAAATTTTTATATAAAAAACTAGAGCAACAAAACGGTAAAACAAGAACTTACCTAACACCTGAAGGTGAAAGCTTACCATCTGTCACTACAATACTTTCTAAAACAAAAGATAAAAGTGGTATTCGTCAATGGAGACAAAAGGTAGGTGAAGCAGCTGCCGATAAAATAATGAATGAAGCAAGTCAAATAGGAACCGCTTTACATTTGTATATAGAAAGACATGTCAAAGGAAAAGGATACAAAGATCTTTCTGCGATAGGAATGCAAGCAGAAAAGATGGCACAGAAAATTATAGATGAAGGTATGAAAGACATAGACGAAATATGGGGATCAGAAGTTCATTTGTATATGCCTGGTAAGTATGCAGGCACAAGTGATATGATAGGATTATATAAAGGTAGACCTGCTATTATTGATTTTAAACAAACTAATAAACCAAAGAAAAGAGAGTGGGTGCAGGATTATCTCATGCAACTAGCTGCATATGCCCAGGCTCATAACAAACTTTTTAACACTGAGATTGACCAGGGTGTTGTGTTAATGTGCTCTCGTGATTTAACTTTTCAAAGATTTGAATTGAATGGTGAAAACTTTAACAGGGCTAGTGATGCCTTTATGAAAAAAGTAGATTTATACTTCCAAAGTATTCTGTAATATACTCATTCCAATGTAATATGGAATGTGGGGCACCAAACTATTTCCTAACGATTTAAGTCTGTCCACCCTTTTGGGTACCCCATTAGCCACTCTACCCACATCGGGCTCAATTGACCACCAGTCTGCTCCGATAAGGGTCTGGTATTTTTGGCTAAAGTTTTCTCCGATGCTTTCCCACTTCTCCAATCTCTCGCTGTCGGAGTAGACCATATTAGATTGGGATGAGCTACTTGATCGTTCAAACTGATTGGCATTTTTTTCTCTAATTTCATTTTCATTCTTTCTTTGGAACTCGGACCCCGACCTCCGTGAGCGTCCGGTGTTCTCCAAATCCTCACCGTGTCCGCTAGATTCAGACTGTGTGAATCCTTCCCGTCTTTGGTCAGTCTTCTGCCCGTGTCGGTCAACACTAGATTGGGATGTTCTATCTCCTGTGTTGTTGGAGTGGGCAATAATCCAGAGCCTCTCCCTTTGATGGTTGGCACCGATGCTCGAAGCTGAAATACTAAACGTCCTTGCGGAGTAACCTTCACTCTCCAGGTTCTCGAGTACGGTGTCGAGACCGAGTTTAACATGCCCACTAACGTTTTCTCCAATGATCCAAGTTGGTCTGAGTTCTTTGATAAGTCTAAAATATTCTGGCCAGAGGTGTCTCGGATCTTTTTCACCTTGTTGGCGACCTGCGACGGAGAAAGGTTGGCAAGGATATCCTCCTGTGATAATGTCGATTTTGGTGTGTCCGTTTGAGTTGAGTTTTTCATTATTTAGCTCCTTTATGTCATCATATATCGTGACCCATGGCCAATTTTTTCTTAAAACTTTTTGGCAATACGGGTCATAGTCACAAAAAGCAACTGTTTCAAATCCTCCAGTTGCCTCTAGTCCAAGAGAAAAACCACCTATTCCACTAAATAGGTCCAAATGTTTTAACTTATATCCACTCACTAAGTTCTTCTCCACTAATTTCTTTTGCAATATTTACTTTATTTCTTAATGCTTTTATAATTTTTTCATCAACTGTTTTAGGTGATACTAAATCAATGTAATTAACTTTATTCTTTTGACCTATTCTGTGCGCTCTATCTTCTGACTGCATTCTTTTTTCTAAATCATAGTTATTGGAGTAATAAATAACAGTACTAGCTTCAGTTAGTGTAATACCATATCCACCTGTTTGTGTATTTCCTATAAAAAATCTTATATTAGAACTAGAATCTTGAAATTTATTAATACAAATTTGTCTATCCTCAGTTTTTGTTTCTCCAAAATAAGTACAGCAAGAGTCAAATCCATATTCTTTTTGTATTTCTTTTTGTATTGCTTTGATATCATTTATATAATTTGCCCAAATAATCACCTTACCTGATGTTTCATCTAGTATATTCATCAATTCATTTATTCTATTACTTTTTAACTCAATCATATTACCTTCATCAGTTTTCATGTGACCACATACTATTTGATGTAATCTAATTAGTTGAGTTAAAACGTTTGGAGCAGACATAGCTTCTCCGTTTAAAATAGCTATCGCATTACGTCTCATCATCTCATACGCTTTTGTTTGTTCTTCTGTAAGTTCAACTATTCTTTTTTGAAACACTTTGTCCGGTAAATCCAAACAATCTTTTTTTAATATTCGATAAGAATGAGGAGCCACCTTTTCTCCAAGTTCTTTTAGGTTTTTAAACTTAACAATCTTTTGATATTTATGTGTGCCTCCCGCAGCTGTAGAAGAAATCATTACGGCATATCTTGTTCTAAATGCATAAAAACTAGTTTGATCTAGTATCTCAGGGTCAAGAAAATCCATTTGTGACCATAGATCCATAGGAGATTGTGTTACCGGAGATCCTGTTAATATTCTTCTGTAAGTGGCTTCTTTTGATAAAGACAAAATATGTTTTGTTCTTTTGGCCTGGGGATTTTTTATTGTGGTGCTCTCGTCTATAATTAACATGGATCTACCTATCAAAAATAATTTTGCAAAATCGTTTCCTTTTTTAGTAGAGAAAGCCTCAACATTCATAACCATAATTCTAAATTCATAATCTGGTTTTATCATATCATCCAATTTAGATTTGTTTTTTGCAGTCATTAAAGGAGACCACGCCAAAACTTTTTTCTCTATGTAATCAGGAACATGTGTTGGAATTTCTGATTCTACCCAATTCATGTAAGTTCCTTTAGGAGCCACAACTAGTAACTTTCTAATTTTATTTTGATTGTAAAGTATACATGCATTGTCCAATGCTATTTTAGTTTTGCCGGTGCCCATTTCTGCAAATATTGCAAAAGCTTGTTTATCCCAGCATTTTTCCAGTGCATCTCTCTGATGCTTGTAAGGCTCAGTTTTAAATTTGTACATTCTAATTCTTTCTACTTGACAATTTGTAAAATATAAATATCTTCTTGTCAAGAATTAAAGAAAGAAGAAAAGATGAGCACAGTATACATAATACAAGAGATGGGCAGAAATGTTAGATCTGCTGAAAAGTTTGGTGATTTAAAAGTTATGTTACCGGATAATAAACAGATTGTGTTGTCTGCTGGTCCTTTAACTTTCAAACTAAAGCAAGAGTTAAAAAACTTTAGTGATGACGACTACTTGTTATTGATGGGAGATCCTACACTTATTGGTGTTGCCTGCGCAGTTGCAAGTGAAATTAATCGTGGTAAGTTTAAAGTTCTGAAATGGGATCGAGATGAAAAAACTTATTACTCTATAGAAATAGATATAAGAGGTTAGAATGAATGAACTATTGAAAAAGATGGAAGAGGATACTTCCGTGGAAAAAACTTCTCAACATAGTATGGATACTATGGGAAAGATAGGCGCTGTTGCAAATGATATTGCAGACATGGACGCTGAAATTGAACATTTAGAAACACAAATTAAATTTAAAAAAGAAGACAGAAAACATTTATCCGAGAATGTTTTGCCTAGTCTTTTTGCAGAAGTTGGTTTGTCAGAATTAAAATTACATGATGGCAGACAATTAAAAGTTTCTAACTATTATGGTGCCTCCATAAAAGAAGATAAAAAAGAGGCAGCTTTTAGTTGGTTTAGGAACAACGGATATGGTGATTTGATAAAGAACCAGGTCTCTTGTAGCTTTGGAAGGAATGAAGATGATAAAGCTCGAGGATTAATAGACACTCTTACAAAGAATGGATATGCATCCTCTCAACGCGAATGGGTAGAACCTTCCACCCTTCGCGCATTTGTGAAAGAACTACATGAAAGTGGTAAAGATATACCAATGGATTTGTTAGGAGCTTTCATAGGACAAAAAACAACGATAAAAAAATAGGAGAAATATATGAACCAAGCACAGCAAGTACAGAAGAAAAAAGAAACGTCTGTAATGCCATTAGCAACATTGGAGGCTGACTCTCATGCAGCTAGTGGTTTTGGAAATATTGATGCACAAAGAGATCTAGCGATCCCTTACATTAATATTTTACAACCAAACTCGCCACAAGTTAATAAAACTAAGGCTGAGTTTATTCAGGGAGCAACAGCAGGACAGTTTTTTAATACTGTCACACAAGAACTCTCTGATCACATCCTGGTACTACCTTCTTACTATCACCTTAAATATGTTGAATGGGTGCCTAGAGAAAAAGGTGGTGGCTTAGTACAAGTTCACAGTGCCGAGAGTGGTATTTTAGGTAAAACCATGAAAGAAGGAAATAAAGATGTTCTTCCTAATGGAAATTATGTTGCTACAACTGCTTATCATTATGTGGTTGTAATGACAAGTAGCGGGCCTCAAAATGCCGTAGTGAGTATGACATCTACACAACTTAAAAAAAGTAGAAGATGGAATAGCTTAATGCTATCTAGAAAAATACAAGGAGCAAAAGGAATGTTTACTCCGCCTTCTTATGCTTTTATGTATAAACTCACAACTGTTGGTGAATCAAATGACCAAGGTAGTTGGTTCGGTTACAATATCGAATTGGACAAAATGGTCGAGGACACAGCTATTTACGAACAAGCGAAATCTTTTGCAAAAGCTGCGTCTAGTGGTGAAGTTGAGGCTAAACCAGAGGAGCCTGTCGCTCCAACTAAAGACAACTTAACTCAACCTCAAGAGACAAAAGACGATAGTAATATACCGTTTTAATTAGTCTACACTTAAACTGGAGGTTTAGTGAGAGAAGTCTTTGAAAAAATATACCAGGGTTTGGACGTTGCCTATGGTCAACATCAATCCGAAGGAAAGAGAGCCGATGGTAAACAAGAAGGTAAATCTTACATTGTAAGAGAACTTGTTACCGAGGAGCTATGGGACAACCACCTTAATGGTGTAGGTCCATCCCTGGGTATTATTCCAATCATGGCTGATAATAAAGCCAAATGGGGTTGCATTGATATAGATCAATACCCCATAGATTACAAAAAAATTATTCATAAGATAAGAGAACTACATTTACCTTTGATACCTTGTAGATCAAAGAGTGGCGGGTTACATATATTTTTATTTTTTAGTAAACCAATACCCGCGAAAGACATAAGATACAAGTTGCGAGAGGTTGCATCATGTCTAGGATATTCTTCCGCTGAAATATTTCCAAAACAATCAAGCATCCTAATAGAAAAAGGAGATCTTGGTAACTTTTTAAATTTACCTTATTACAATCATAAGGAGACAACAAGATATGCTTATAAAGATGATGGTACAGCTGCTTCATTGATAGAATTCATAAACATGTACAATCTTTATGCTAAGGAAACAATTGACGATATTGCAATACAGATACCCGGAGAAGTCATAAAGGATGGTCCACCATGTCTACAACAACTTTGTACTCAAGGATTTCCTGAGGGCACCAGGAACAATGGATTGTTTAATATAGGTGTCTATCTTAGAAAGTTTGATCCCGACAATTGGCAAAATCTTTTAGAAGATCACAATAGAAATTTTATGACTCCGCCTTTAGCTGCCAATGAAGTTGTAACTGTTATAAAACAATTAGATAAAAAAGATTATAATTTTAGATGTAAAGACGCACCGATAAATTCTTTTTGTAATTCAAAAGTGTGTAGAACTAGAAAGTTTGGAATAGGATCTAGTGAAAACACTCCAGAGTTTGGTGCAATGACTGTTCAATTATCTGATCCAGTTGTTTGGTTTTTAGATGTTAATGATAATAGATTAGAGTTTTCTACGGAGGAGCTACAAATACAAACAAAGTTTCAAAGAAAATGCATGGAATCTTTGAGAAAAATGCCTCCGAAGATGAAAGAATCACAGTGGCAGGAGACACTCCAAATACTAATGGATAACGCAACAGTTATCAAAGTGTCACGTGATGGATCTGTGTCTGGTCAGTTTGAGACTTACCTCCAGGAGTTTTGTACTGATCGGGCGCAGGCATTAAACAAAGAAGAATTATTACTTAGAAAACCATGGACAGAAGATGGTAAGACATATTTTAGATTAAAAGATTTGATGGACTATCTAACTAGAAATAAATTTACACATTTAAATACTGGACAAATAATTGCTAGAATAAGAGAGATAGGTGGGCATAGTGAGTTTTTCAAAATCAAAGGTAGAGGTGTTAATGTTTGGGTGATACCAGCATATCAACAACAAGACTCAGAGTTTGATATTAAGGAGCTAGATGAAACGCCCTTCTAAAAAATTAAAGCTAGGAATGTGGACAGAGCAGTTAGCAAAACTGTATCTATTATCAAAAGGATATTTTGTATTTCACAATTTATATGGGTTAGGTCCAGTGGATTTGATAGCCATTAATGAAAAGGGTGCTGTCAGATTATTTGACGTTAAATCAGAAAGCTATAGATCTAAAAAAGCAAAGTTTAGACCTGGAACCAGGATAAATAGAATGCTCACATTAGAACAGAAAAGATTAAAAGTAGAATTTTTATTTGTAGACAAGGAGGGTAAATGCAAAATAAAACCAAGATAATCCTAGGACCTCCTGGCACCGGGAAAACAACTACATTGTTAAATCTAGTAGAACAAGAGTTAGCAAAAGGAACACCACCTGACCGCATAGGATTTTTTGCTTTTACAAAGAAAGCTGCGGTTGAAGCAAAAGAAAGAGCTATAAAAAAATTTAAATTACAGGATCAACAATTACCTTATTTTAGGACACTACACTCATTGGCTTTTAATGAACTGGGTTTGAATAAATCAGAAATTATGGGTAAAAATTCATACAAAGAGTTTGCTCAATCTTTTGGTTTAGATTTAGGTTACGTGATAGATGCAGATGACATGAATGGTAGCATAACCACAGATAATATTCTAATCAACGAAGTTAATTTATCTAGAATGAAATGTTTGAAATTGGAAGAGCATTACAATCAATCTAATTTGGATGTGTCTTGGCATGCATTATTGAGAACAAAAAACGCATTAGAAGAATTTAAAAGAAAAAAAGAAGTTTTTGATTTTACTGACATGATCGAATTATTTATTGAGTCAGGTCCTGAATTAAAATTTGAAGTTTTATTTATAGATGAGGCACAAGATTTATGTGCTCTTCAATGGCTAATGGTTAATAAATTATCAAAAAATAGTAAAATGACCTATGTATGTGGTGATGATGATCAAGCCATATACAGGTGGAACGGTGCAGATGTAGAGCATTTTATAAACATGAGTGGTGAGGTTGAAATACTTAATAAGTCTTACAGGTGCCCAAGATCAGTACAGTCTTTATCCAATAATATTATATCTAGAGTCAAGAATAGAAGAAACAAACAATGGTTTGGTACCGAAGAAGAAGGTAAAACAAACTATCATGCTTATCCAGAGAGTGTTGATATTCAAAATGGAGAGTGGTTGATCCTGGCCAGGACTAATTATTTATTAGAAGATCTAGAAAGAAACGTTAGAGATCTCGGATTGATATATAAAAAGAATGGTGTCTTACCAATATCAAAAAAATTATTAAATGCTGTTTGGTCATGGAAAAAATTATGTGATGGAGAAGAAATAGAGTCATCACAACTTAGAGATGTTTATTCTTTTATATCTAGTAAAGTTGGCATTGAACACGGACATAAGTCATTAAAAGATATTCATGAACAAGAGCATTTTACTATGAATAATCTTGTAAGAGATCATGGTTTATTAGTTGCTAATAGACCCTGGGATGTTGCCTTTGACAAAATAGGTAACAGAGACAAAGAGTTTCTTAGGTGTATCGAAAGAAGAAATAAATCTTTTTATATAGGAGAACCTAAGATTAATCTTAGCACTATTCATGGTGCTAAGGGTGGAGAAGCAGACAATGTAATGTTGTTGACGGACCTATCCAAAAAATCACAAGAGGCAATGGAACAAAACCCTGATGATGAATGTAGGGTTTTTTACGTTGCATCCACTAGAGCAAAGAAATCTTTACATATAGTGCAACCACAAAGAGAAGGAGGTTTTTTAATATGATGAAGAAAGAACAAATACTAGCAAAGGCATCTGATTTAATAACAGGTGACAGGGCTAAAGAACATGGTGATTTATTTAGAACACATGTTAAAATAGCGGAACTATGGAGCGCGCACCTAGACCACAAACTAAAAGGTGTTTACGAAGTAAATGCAGGAGACGTTGCTATCATGATGGCATTGTTGAAAGTGGCCAGGATGTCTTCCGGAAAGTTTAATGCAGACGACTATGTAGATGCTGCGGGATACATGGCGATTGCAGGAGAAATAAATTACGATGACGATGACCAAGACATTGTTTGAAGAAGAAACGATAGTTCATTCTAATTGGGCACCTCCGACAGAGTACCCGACATTAGATAGATATGAAGCTGTCGCTGTAGACTTAGAAACTTGTGACACCAATCTGATGGAAATGGGACCAGGTTGGCCTAGAAATGATGGCTATGTTATTGGCATAGCCATTTCCACTGGTGATTTTACCGCTTACTATCCAATAAAGCATGTGGGAGGTGGTAATTTAGATCATGATAAAGTGGTTAATTATATCAAGAGTGTTTGTGAAAACGAAAACATAGATAAAATATTTCACAATGCTCAGTATGACATTGGTTGGCTGAGCACTTTAGGAATAGAAGTTAAAGGTAATATTAGAGATACTATGGTTGCAGCTGCATTAATAGATGAAAATAGATATTCATATTCTTTGAATAGTATGGTTCATGAATATTTAGGTGAGTTTAAAGATGAAAAGAAGTTGAAAGAAGCGGCTCAATCATTTGGTTTAGATCCAAAAAAAGAAATGTATAAAATGCCTGCTATATTTGTAGGAGAGTATGCTGAGGCGGATGCTAGACTAACTTATAAATTACATGAGAAATTAAAATGGGAGATAGCAAAAGATAATTTAACAACCATTTATGATATTGAGTGTCAATTAATAAGAGTTATCTACAACATGACAAAGAGAGGAGTCAGAGTAGACATAGAAAAAGCACATAATCTGACAGAGAAATTTTCTAAAAAAGAGAAAAAACTTTTAAAAAGAATAAAAGATATTGTTGGTTTTGATGTGGAGATATGGGCAGCTGCCTCTATCGCAAAGGCTTTTGATGCAATTGATTTGCCCTACGATAAAACAGAAAAAACACAGGCTCCTTCTTTTACAAAAACATTTTTGAATGATCATCCTCATGAGGTGCCTAGACTTATACTCCAGGCCAGGGAGTTGAATAAATTAAGAGGTACTTTTATACAAAGCATCTTCAAGTATCACAAAGATGGTAGGATACACGCACATATCAATCAAATTAGATCTGATACTGGTGGCACTGTATCTGGTCGTTTTAGTTATAATCATCCTAACTTACAACAAGTGCCTAGTAGAGGACAATTTGCAAAAGACATACGAGGTTTATTTATACCGGAACATAATGAAATGTGGCTGAAAGCAGATTACTCGCAACAAGAGCCCAGGATATTAACTCATTGGGCTTGTTTGGTAGGTCAACCAGGTGCACAAGAAGTTAAAGAAGCATACTATAATTCTGATTTAGATTTTCATCAACAAACAGCAGATATGGCTGGTGTAGAGAGAAGATTAGCTAAGACAATAGGGCTTGGAGTTATGTATGGTATGGGTTATAATAAAATGGCGAAAGAATTAGATATAGAACCAGCAGAAGCAAAGAATATGTTAGCAGACTTTAGAAACAAGGTACCCTTCATGCAAGGCATGTTAGAGGCTGTTATGAATAGAGCTAGCAGTAAAGGTGTTATTAGAACACTTTTAGGTAGAAAATGTAGATTTGATCTATGGGAACCTAAACAATGGGGTGTTCATAAAGCTTTACCAATTAATCAAGCTAAGGTAGAGTATGGAGATGCAATTAAAAGAGCGGGAACATACAAAGCTTTGAATAGATTAATTCAAGGATCTGCTGCTGATCAAACAAAAAAGGCCATGGTAGATGTTTATAATGAGTTAAACATAACGCCGTTAATTCAAGTTCACGATGAATTAGATTGTTCTGTAGTTGGTGAAGAACAAGCAAAGAAAGTAAAAGAAGTTATGGAAAATTGTGTAGAATTAGAAGTTCCTTCAAAAGTGGACATAGATTTAGGAGATAATTGGGGACAATGACAACAAAAAATAAATCATATAGAGAGCAAGGTAAATCAAAAGACGGCGATAGAAGAGAAGATGGTGTAAAGAAAAACTTTGCTATCAACACAGAACAAATGAATTTTGAGAGAAGAAAAATTCTTGAAGAAATGAAGAGCACTGTAGATAAGAAAAAATTAAATAACATGGCAGCTGTTGCCGCTACTAAAGAACCAGAATATTTTGACGAAGAAGGCAATAAAAGAGAACCCACCATGCGTGTCTTATCATTGGGTGCAGGTGTTCAATCGTCTTGTTTGGCTTTGATGGCACAAGAAGGAATGACAAAGCATAAACCTGATTACATGATATTTGCAGATACTGGTTGGGAGCCCAAATTCGTTTATGAACATGTAGAATATTTAAGAAAAGCCGTAACTATTTGTCCTTTGATTACTGTGGAGCGTAGTAGCATTAGAGAAGATTTAATTAAAGCAGCTAATCCTGAACCAGGATCTAAAGAAGAAGAAAAAAGTTTCGCTGGGCGTGTTCCCAATCCTCCTTTGTTTGCAAAAGGTCCAGCGGGAAGAGTGGGTATGCTGTATCGTCAGTGTACCCACGACTACAAAGTCATTCCCATACAGAAAAAAATAAGAGAACTATTAGGTATCAAACCAAGACATAGAGTAAAAAAAGATATGATCGTAGAACAATGGATAGGTATATCGACAGACGAGGCAATGCGTATGAAAAATGCTAGATTACCTTGGCTTACGTCAAGGTGGCCTTTGATTGAGATGAAAATGTCCAGAATGGATTGTTTACAATGGTATCGTGATATTAAAAAACATCCAATGCCAGGTAAATCTAGTTGTATTGGTTGCCCTTATCATCACAATGATCAATGGAAAAATATGCAAAAAAATTATCCAGAAGATTTTGCTGATGCTGTAGAGGTAGATAATTTAATTAGAAATGGTTTGAAGAACTCTGAAGCAAAATTATATTTACATAAATCAGCCAAGCCATTAGGAGAAATTAATTTTTTAGAGCCTACTAAATCACCTTCATTATTTGGTGAAACTTTTGACGAAGAATTTGCAGACGAGTGTGAGGGTCTTTGTGGAGTTTAATGGCAAAAGTAGGGCTTGCTAAAAGAAAAGGTAGAAGAAAGATAGGATCAAAGAAAAGGAGAATAAGATCAGCAAGATGGAAAAAACGAAAGAAATAGTAGCTAAAATACCCATCCAGGACACAAGATTGTTTCATAAACGATGGGGTAATTATGAAAATTTAAATAATTTATTAATTACAGAAATAGAACAACAAATGAAAGATGATCCCAGAGGTATGATGGGTAGTAATCCTGGGTGTTGGCGAAGTGGTTTTAAATACAAGTGTGAAAATGAATTGATGAAGGCAATTGGATTTATGTTGTCAACATGGTGTGATCATTATTTACCAAGAAAAAGAACAGATGCAGAAATACAGTATTGGACCAATGTAAATGATTACGGAGGTGCGAACATGTTTCATAGTCATTACATGGCAGATTGTGATGTGTCAGGTGTATATTATGTTCAAGGTAAAGATACAGGTGTAATAAGATTTGCGACTCATGAACAAATGTATCGTATGATTAATCCTGGCATGCCATATGCGAACATGATTGGTCATAGTCCGGCTGACGGAGATCTATTAATGTTCCCCCCTTATCTATTACATGATGTGGTGCCCAACCCAAACAAGCATAAAAAGAGGATTTCTATCGCTTTTAACGCAAAAATCAAAATTGTGGACAATGTTGTAGATTTCCCGAAAAATAAGGAAAAAAAGTAGCTCATATTTGACTGTGAGCGGGCTTTAAACAAGTGCCTAGTATGATTGCACCCGGGATAAAAACATAAAATGTCGATTATAGAAGAAAGATTACAAGAATACGTTGATGTGCTATCGCAGCTAGAAATGTTAGAGCGATACACATGGTTAATGGACTTTGGTAAACGATCTCAAGGTATAGAAAAAGAGGAACGCCTACCTGAGTTCGAGGTCCCAGGCTGTCAAAGCGCTACGTGGTTGATACCCATGGTAAATGACAA